AATTGCGATCAATTCTGATACGCTCATTCTCGCCGGCTCGACCACGACAGGCACCCGAACGCTCTCGCAGAACGGTTCGGCAACGGCTCTAAAAATCGAAACTACCGTTTGGCTCATCGGCGGCACGACGCTAACTTAACCAGGACAACGGCCATGTCATTCCTATTCGGCGGCAACGCGCCAACACCACCTCCGCCTCCGCCTCCGCCGCCCCATCCGCCGACTATCGCCTCACAAGGCGTGCAACAGTCCGGTCAGGCGGCCGCCGCGGAAGCAGCCGCAGCATCCGGCGCCGGCTTCTCCGATACGCTAAAGACCGGCTCGCTCGGCGCGCCAAAACCAAACACGACAAGGGGCGCCGAATCGCTCGGAGGATAAGATCATGGCACTTGTCGGACGAGCTCTCTTGGGTCTAACCACGCCGCCGCCGCCGCCGGGCAGCGGGGCAACGGCATTCTCTCAATGGGTGGCGACAAACAACGCAAGCGGAAGCTCCGGAGGACCGGGGCCAACAGCCACTAGCGCAAACGATTCCTCCGGCGCTCATCCTGGCTCCGTCGCACAAGCCGCAGAACAAGCAGCACAGCCGGGAACGACGACCGGAGGCGGCGGGCAGGCGGCGACCGGAACCGCGGCCGCCGGTCTCACATCGCCGACCGGGCAAAAACAGACGCTAGGTTCATAAATGGCCGAAGCCAACGGTACGGCAGCATACGATGAAATGTCCGCTTCGATGCTATCGAAGCAGCCGTTAACCGCGCCCGATAAAATCGACAAGATGGATAGCGCGTGGAGCACGTTCTTTACCTACTGCGAACAGCGGCTAGGGATGCTCCGCAATTGGCGATATTCATGGTGGGCGCATTGGGCGCGCCTGGCCGAGTATTTCCTGCCGCGCCGTTATCATTGGCTCGTCGTCGCCAACCGAATGTCGCGCGGCAATCCGATCAACGACTCGATAATCGATTCGACGCCGACGCTGGCCGTGAATGTTTGCGCCAGCGGTCTATGGACGGGAATGACAAGCCCGTCGCGGCCGTGGTTTGCGATCGAGATCGGATTGCCCTGGCTTAAGCTGGACGCCGACGGCCAGGAATGGCTCGAGGACACGCAAAAGCGCGCCTACCAAGTGCTCGCGCAAAGCAATTTCTATCAGATCATGGCGCAGGCGTTCCAGGACGTCGTTGTGTTCGGAACCGCGCCCGTAATCGTTTACGAGGACTTCGAGGATATCATCCGGCTCTATCTGCCTTGCGCGGGCGAATACTATCTCGCCGCCGGCGCGCGTCTGGACGTAACCGATCTCTATCGCGAGTTCACGTTCACCGTGAAAGAAATCGTCGATATGTTCCAGCTCAAAAACTGCCCGCCGGCAGTTAAGCAGCTCTGGATGGAAGGCGGTGCCGGGCTCGAAAACGAATTTGTGGTCGCACATTGCATCGAACCAAACTTTGCCGTGTCGGCCAGAGGTAGCGATAAGGAAGTCGCGATTGTCCCTGGAATGTTCTCCTACCGCGAAATCTATTGGCTCAAGGGAATTCGCACCGCGCAGCCGTTGAGCAAAAAGGGCTTCCACAAAAAGCCGTTCATGGCCGCCAGGTGGAGCACGGTTTCCAATGACGCCTATGGCCGGTCCCCGTGCATGGACGCGCTTGGAGACAACAAACAGATCCAACTCGAGACCAGGCGCAAGGCGGAATTCATCGATAAGGGCGTGCGCCCGCCAATGGGCGCCAACGTCGAGCTAAAGAACGAGCCGTCGTCGATCATCGCCGGCATGATTACTTACATGAGCACGGAAGGCGGCAAAAAGGGTTTCTGGCCGCTATTCGAGCCGCAAGCGCAATGGCTCGCCGGGATCACCGCGGATATCGACAAGGTTTCGGCGCGCATTGAGCGCTGCCTGTACGTCGACGTCTTTATGGCGATCACGCGTATGGAAGGCGTGCAGCCGCGCAATGAGTTGGAGTTGACAAAGCGCGACCTGGAACGGCTACAACAGCTCGGGCCGTTTATCACGCTGTTTGAAAACGAATTTGGCAATCCGTTCTTTGAACGCCTGCTCGATATTATGACGCGGCGCAAGATTTTGAAGCCGCTTCCGGATTCGCTCAAAAACGTCCCGCTAAAGATCAAATACACCTCGATTATGAGGCTCGCACAGCAATCGGCGGAGGCTGTGGGAATGAAGGATTTTTTCGGCACGATGGGCGGCTTATCAAGTGCCGCCAAAGCCGCCGGCGTCCCCGATCCGCTTCGTATTATAGACCTGGACAAATCCGGAAGAAGGTTCGCCGAAGTAACTAATTTCCCGACCGATTGCCTCTTCACCGACCAAGAGGTGAAAACACACGATGCGATCCGAGCTCGGGCACAACAACAAGCACAAGCGCCGCAGCAGGCTATGGCAGCGGTTACGGCGGCTAAGACACTTAGCGACACGAATGTCGGTGACAGCAACAACGCCCTTTCGCAATTGCTCGGCGGCGGTGGCGGTGGTGGCTGAGAAAAAGGAAAAGAGCGAGGTTCAATACGAGCCGGTCGCCAAAATGAAGAGCGAGCGTTGTGACCTATGCAAGCACTTTCGGGAACTTTACGAAACGTGCGATCTTGTCAAAGGAAAGGTCAAACCGGGAGCCTGGTGCAACCTGTTTGAAAACAAGTAGGAGGCCCACATGGGCTGCTTTACATTACAATGGCTTGAGCAACTTTTGATCTATTGCGTGGTGCTCGGCGCGGTCTATGCGATCCTAAAGCTTGTTATTCCGCTGGCGCTTGGCAACTTGCCGCCAATCATCGGCCAGGTGGTCAACATCATCCTTTGGGCGATTATCTGCATCCTGATAATCTATGTGTGCTTCGCCCTAATTAGCTGCTTGTTCAGCATGGGCGGCGGGTTCGGCTCGTTAATGCCGCCCGTTCATAGATGAGGCTTGCACCGCGGCACCTGACCGGCAATGAGGTGGTGGCGATCATCCTGGCGATCGCCGCCATCATTGTCGGCGTGTACTTCCACGGTATTTGGAACGGGCCGCCTTAGTCGTCGATGCGCGGCGCGCGCGCGATGAGCTCGATCCAGGCGATAATCATTAGCTCATAGGCTATCAGCGTGTACGAGAGCCAGTGCGGCATCGCATTACGCCTCCGGCCAAAGTCTTTCCATTTCCATCAAAACGTGCCCGGTGGTTATGCCGGCCATGCAAGCGTGTCGCGGATGCTCGTAGTCTTGGCCCTGAGGATTGATGCACGGCCCGCGCGGCATTCGTGAGATCTTGGGGTCTTCGCGGAAGCAAGGCTGGCAGACTAGATCAAGGCTTATATTTTTATTGCGATAATAGCCGGCGGCTGACGCCTGGGTGGATCCCCATAGAATGATCGCCGGCGTGAAGCGGGGGGCGCTAAGATCGTCCCATCCTTTCCATTCGATGTTGGTCAGGTGGTTTGTCCAGGAATCGATACCGAGGTGCAGCGTCGCGTATGCCATCAAGTCTATCGACTTATCTAATGGTTCGCCCATAAAAGAATGGTCCGCACCGCGAAGCCTCGAATCGCCGGCGCTTCCGATCTGGAAAAACGGAATGTCCGGCCGCGCGGCGATCACTTGCTCCCATCGCTCTTGCGGCCAATTCTTGTATGCCGACCATCCTGCTTGCGGATGAATCGTGGCGTAGCGTGCGGCCGTCGTCTGCCTCGTGCCGGGTTCGAGCGTGAGGTGCGGGCATTCCGTAGTCGGCCAATTAAGATCCATTTCATTTGCAAAATATCGGATAAGGTGATCTTTCATCGGCTTTTCCGGATAGCCTTCGTGCAGCGGGTAGCCGATCAGGTTGAAAACCTTTTCGTAATTACCGCGCTTTTCCTCGAGTTTTTCGGCGTTAAATCCTCGATTAACGCCAGCCGCCGCCATCAATCGTTTAAGACTGTTGCCGATCGCGCCGTTGCAGAAATAGTGGATCTCGTGCTCCGGGTATTTCTGTTTGAGCAAGGGAACGAGCGCCAGCGTCATAATGATATCGCCGATCGCGCCCGGTCGATGCAACGCGATTGCCTTCGGCGCTTCTTTCGGTGCCGTCCATCGCTCGATATGCTTTCGAGCTTCTGGCCTCTTGCGGATGATGAATTCGATCGCGGCCTCGCCTATCGGCGTGCGCGTTTGATCCTGGCGGTCCAGGCCGTAGCGGTATGTGCTGGTCAATTGCTCGATCTTGATAACGTCGGCCGTGTCGCCAAACGACGCTATCATATCAAACAGGCTGCGTGACTTATCGCTCCATGACGAGAATTTGTTGATCGTAAAGGTCCACTTGTGATCGGAGTTGAACGTGCTCGGGAACACACCCTGCTCGTACATATCCTCGTCCGGGACCGTTACGATCAAATGGCCGCCAGGCTTTAGAATCCGGAGCCAATTGGTAAGGGCGATAGCCGGATTATCCATGTCCTCAAGGCAATGCGACGAATGCACAAAGTCGTATGTCTCGTCGGGAACGCCGAACATGGTCTGTGCATCGCCGTCGCTCTTGTCCCACGAGAGACAAATGTTCATTAACGGAAAGAGCTCGATGTATTGAGCCAGCGTGTCGTTACCGGCACCGATATCGATCCCGTTGCCACGGAAGTAGCGCGACATGAAATTGGAATCGTGCAGCCGACGTTGAACGGCTTTCGAGGTTTCGTACATGGGTCAATCCGAGAATACGAATGGGGTTTCGGGGATGGTGGCAATCGGGACAAGTTTTAGTTTGTCCAGACAGGCGCTCGAGTTGTCGGCTAGGCGCTTAACCATGTTGTGCGGGGTCTTTTCGCTCGATAGCAATTGCAGATTGGCTCGTAGGCTTTCGAGATAGTGGGCCGCCCAATAGGCATTGACCGCGAATTCGTCGCGCACGCCGTAATCGTATATCCATGGCTCGATGAAGAGACCTTCCGGTTGCTTGATTTCGAGGCCGCGGCGTGCAGCCTCCATGCCTAGCTTATTGTCGCCGCGTTGCCGGCAAAGGAAAGAGAAGGCGTGGTGAGCCTCGGCACGACCTAGACCCATGGATTGCGCGTGCTCAAAACAGGATTGCGCTGCCATGATGGCCCCGTTGATCTTTGTGTAGCAGCGAATTGCCTCGAGATAGGAAACGTAAACCTCCTGGTCCCACCCGCCCATTTTTGAGCGTTTTAAGTAGCATTCAAGGGCTTTTTCGGGGTTCTCGGCGTCCCGATGGCTTTGTGCCAGATAGAACGTGTAGCGATTTCGCAAATAGCCGTTTTTTTCGGTTTTTAGTGCTTTTTTCAGAATTTCAGCGTCTTTTTGGAATTTCTTGGGATCCGCGTTGCGCGAACCTTCGATCGAGGCGTGGATTTTCAACCCGAGCTCGGTCGCGCGGGTAAATCCGTCCGGCGCCTCGATATATTCGTGCAAAACGCCGACCCATTGATATCCCGGCTTGTTCCGAAAGATCTGTGGCCGCGGGTGGATTACGCCGGCGTGGTGAACCATCAAATCGTATATATCGAAAGTCATAGCCGCCTTGAATGCGGCGATGTCGAAGCCTGGCGCGATCTCGAGCGTATCGTCAGCGTCGATTACAAAAACGTAGTCTAGGCCGGTATCTATAGGATCAAGCAACTCCAATGCTTTGTTGCGATTGTGGGAAAAATTAACCCATTTTGCCGAGGAAACCTGGCCGCCAAAATCCTTCTTGTCCAAATAATCAAGGATGATTTTTTGAGTGCCGTCGGTCGATCCGGTGTCGGAAATTCCGACATAATCGACAAGTGGCAGCACGCTTTCCAAGCATCGCAGAATGAGTTTCGCCTCATTCTTGACGATCATCGACAGCCCGATTGTCGCCATTACTCCACCCGGATCATGCGCTTGCGGGCCCAGGTGTCGAGATCCGATTGCCGATAGCGCACCGCCTTCCATCCGGCGCGCACGAACGGCGGCCCACCGCCGGAGTTGTTTTTGCTGGCGACCTTTTCGAGCGTGCGGTGCGTAATGGGACAGCCGATGCGTGTCAGGTAGATCGCGGCGGCCTTGCGGGATAACCAGGTCTCTTCCGGCTGCATGATTTTGTACCCTTTCGCTGGTTTATTATGCCGATAATTTGCAATGACCGCAAACGATTATTGCGTGTGGTGAACAGCCATCGCAATGATCGAAGCAATGGCGCGACTTACGGAAATTGAAATTTTTGATTGCCTCAAGACGAATCTTCGTCTTGCCGCACAATCATGTGACAAGCTGGCCGTTTCTCCCCGCAAAGGTCCTACCTATCTGAAGCTCAGAGAAGAGCTCCGCCTGGTCGAAGGCGCTTGCCGCCAAGCGGCCTTCTGGCGCGGCGGCGATGCGCGATGGCTCAAGATCGGTCTCTTCATGGCCGAGGCCCACAAGCGCGCCGGCGGATGGTTGCGGGGCGAAAAGCAGCCGGAAGGTCCCAACTTGAAGCTTTCGGCCTCCGAGTTACACCCTCTTTTCGTAAAACTCGCCGACAATCTCCGTGCCGCCTACGTCAAGGCGGAAGAATTCCGCACCCAAAAGACCAATAGAATCGGGCCTATCCTGCCTATCCCTGGAACGCCGCCGCACCGGGATACAAGGCCGTCCGGTTATAATCGCTCTGCTGGCGGCGTCTTAATGCCGTCGGCGAGCATGGCGCAATGATCGGTGACGATGAGCAACCACCTCAATCATCCGATGAGTCACAGTCTGATAAGGGCCCTGTTGATGCTGCCGATCCTGTTGTGCATCGCAAGCGGCTTACTAAAGCGGCCCTTCACCACCGGGAAGTCCAGCGCTTTTGGCAGGGTGTTTTTTCGGATCCTGTCGGCCGTGCTGAAATGTGGGGAATTCTGCAACAGGCTGGTACTTTTGATGATCGTTTCGGTGTGGGGCCCAATGGCTTTCCTCAACCGGAAGCGTCCTGGTTCCACATGGGTTCCCGATCCCTTGGCCTCCGCCTCTATCAATCCTGGTCCGCCTTTGCCCGCGACGGGGTTTTTCTAATGCAGGACGAACACGATCCACGCTTTACGCGGCCGAAAATGCCGCAAGTTAAACGAGAGAAGTAATGGCCGATCCCCTCACCACAACGCCAGCGCCAAGCCCCGCACCCGCGGCGACGGCGCCCGTGGCGGCGGCGGCCTCCCAAACTGCCGCGGCCCCCATCGCGGCAGAACCGGCACCCGTCACGACTACGCCAGCCGCCGCCCCGTCCCCAAGCCCAACGGCGGCACCAGCAGCAGCCGAAACGAAGCCGGTAGAGCCGGCGTCCGACCCCTCGGCGCCGGCTCCCACCCTTCTCGAGAAGTTCGACAAGGAAAAGACCACCGAGTCAGAGGCAACCGCAGCCGGAAAACCTGCCGCAGCCGCACCAGCGCCGCAGGCGAAGCCGGCGGAGCCCGCCGCGACGCCTCCCGGCGAAGCTCCGCCGGCCCAAGCCGCGCCAGTCGCGCCGACCCCGGTCGAATACAAATACACGCTGCCCGAAACGATCCAGATGGACGACGGGATGCGGTCCGAGGTCCACAAGGCTTTCGACGATTTCCGGGCCAATCCATCCGAAGGCGCGCAAGAGCTTATCAATCTGCATGAAAAGACCATGCGGGATTACGCGCAATTCCTGGCCCAAGAACAGCACCGTGTATTTGCCGAAACCAGGCAGAATTGGGCAAAAGAGGTCCTGGCAGACCCCGAGATCGGAGGCTCCGGCCATCAAACGGCCATGGGTGCGATCGCCCGGATGCGCGATCTCTTGGTTCCAGAAAGAGACCGCCCGGCATTCGAGGATTTTCTGCGAACTACCGGCGCCGGCGATCACCCGCAATTCCTCAAACTGTTGCACCAAGCAGCGCGCTACTACGACGAGCCGACGCTGCCACCGCCGAATCCGCGACCGGCACCAGGTAACGGCCAAAGGCCGTCCCGTCGTTTGCGTGATGTTTACGACCACCCAAGATCCACCCCGGAGGGGCGGCAATCGTGACTCTTAACCACCTGACGATGGAGCACTAAAATGGCAACGGGCCAGTGGCCGACCTTAGCTGATCTTACGAGCCGCATGGACGGCGCCGGCAAGCAGCACATCATCGCGGAAATGCTGTCTCAGAGCATTGCGCTCCCGGAGGATATGCCCTTCATCGAATCGAGCGAAATGGGTGGGCACGAATTTGTGTTCCGCACCTCGATCCCGGCGGGCTCCTGGCGCCAGATCAACATGGGCGTCCCATACAGCAAGAGCACGACCGCGAAATCGCGCGTCGGCCTCGGCACCCTGGAAGATTACAGCCAGGTCGATCGCTTGCTGGCCGAAATGTCCGGCGATATCGACCAATTCCGTGAAGGCGAGGACGTTGCGTTCCTCGAGGGCATGGGCCAAACGATCGAGCAGACCACATGGTACGGCAACACGGCGGCAACGCCGGCCGAGTTCATGGGGCTCTCGAGCTTCTACAACACCGTGTCGACCGCGACCGCGCAGAACGCGGCGAACGTGCTCGACGGCGGCGGCACCGGCTCGAGCAACCTGTCCTTCTGGCTTGTCTGTTGGGGCACCCGGACCATCTTCGGTCTGTATCCCCGCGGCACCAAAGCCGGCCTCGCGATGGAGGACAAGGGCGATACCGTTCCCGGCTACGACAGCCTCGGCAATCGCTTTGAAGCCTATACCTCGTGGTTCCGCCAAATGATCGGACTCTGCCCGCAGGATTGGCGGTACGGCGCCCGCATTGCAAACGTCGACGTTACAACGGCCGGTCTTGCTGGTCCGAATGCGCTCGACATTTTCGCGACCATCCGCGAATTGCTCTTGCTGCCTCCGCACCTCACCAAAGGAACGTCGGGCATTACCAAGACCGATGCTGTCGACGAACCGAGCCCCGGTATCCGGCCGATCATCTACACGAACCGCACCGGCCGGCACTGGATGGACGTTCAGGCCATGCGCGACCGCAACGTGCTGTTGCGGATCGAGGACTACGCCGGTGTCCCCGTCGACGGGATCAATGGCATTCCGATCAAGATCTCGGACCAACTGCTTATCACTGAAAGCCGCGTAACCTGATAGGCGCCGCCGAAAGACGCAAATACTTGGAAAAAGGAACCTAAACCATGATCACTGACTCCCAACTGGCTTTTGTGCCGATCGGCGGCAACCTGGCGGTGACTTCGGCCGCTGTCGCAGGTCCAAACGTCATCGACTTGCTCGGCGAAGGCGTAGGCGTCGCCCCCTCGAGCATTTGGGGCAACCCGGCTGTGTTCGGGGCTCCGGATGCTATGGGCGTCGGCGGTCCGCGGCCCGAACTCAACGTCACAACGGGCACCGCGGCATTCGCTGGCGGCACCTCGCTCAACGTGGCACTGCAAGGTGCCATCGACAGCGGCGCGTCCGGCAACTATCAGCCCGGCACATGGAACACCTTTATCGAAACGGGCGCCATCTTGACGGCCAATCTGACCGCCAACCTAGTGATCGCACGCTTCCCGTGGGTCCCGCCGTTCCCGGCTGGCCTGCGTCCGCGCTTCTTGCGCTTGCTGTTCACCCCGGTTGGTACGTTCACCGCCGGCGCGATCGCCTCCGCGCTAGTTACGCTCGTGCGCGACGATCAGTTCAACAAGTACGGCGCGAAGAACTATAGCGTCGCGTAAACAGGACAGGTGCCATGGACGAACAGGAAACCAAGCCCCGCAGGGGCCGGCCTCCGAACGTGACCGCTAATGTGACCGAGACCCCTGAGTTCAAGGCCGCGGTGGCGAAAGCCGCGGCCGATGCTCTCTCCGAGCTCCTACCGACGCTCAAAAGGGCGCGAGAGGAACACGGCACGGAAGAGGAAGGCGGGGCGGATCCTACTTGGATGCGCGCTCTCGCCATGGAGATCTCGCAACTGACCGATCAAGGGACGGGCCGGCGCCGCGTGGCTCCGGAAATCCTGCGGGATCGGCAAATGGCGCGCGAGAAAATGACGAACCTAATCGTCGAGGCGCGCGCGGCAAAAAAGACCGCCACCTATCGCGTGAAGGCTAAATGTCTACTCGCCGATCGTGTGGTCGAGCCGTTCTGGATTGCGTCCGATCACACCGCGCAGCCCACGGTTATTGATTGGGACGGCGTGCCGAATGAGGCTATGGTGCCGGAGAACAAGACGGCCACCGCAATTCACAAAGCGTTCATGGAATCGATTGGCATTTCCGCCAGGGTTGTTCCGGAGGACGCGCTTGCGATCACCCCCGGCGGCCTCGTCGTCCATGGCGGTGCCGCGGGTCTCTCGTCCGGCAGGCGCCAGGTGAGGGACGCGGAGCCGAAACACACCGGCGATTCCTCGCCCGAGCAGGGCCTCAATATCCACCACAAGAACGCGCCAGGGCGATTCGTTGAAAAGCGGATCCTTGGCTCGATCGCGGATCCCGCCAGGCAGACAGCATAAGGGGCTAGGCTGTGGCGACCGTATTCATATCGGAATTCAAAAACGCCATGTCCCCGATTGGGACATACGCGGCGCCAGTTTTGCCTATGCCTCCGATCGCCCAACAGGCTCTCGGGTTCACCTCCGCCGGTACGCTCTCGGCGGCATTCAACGCCGCCACCTACGCTGTGCTGGTATGCGGGGACACCGACTGTTTCTTTAAGTTTGGTGCTACCGGCGCCAGCGGCGCTACCGGCGCGGCGGGAATGTATCTGCCGGCCAAGGTGCCAATGATCTTCGCCGTAGCGCCTGGCGATAAAGTGGCTGTGACCGCCTAAAAAGGAAAACGACGATGCTGGATAAATGGATCAAGACCCGGATTGCCATACCAGCGATCCTCATCGGCATTTTTATTATCAGTCAGGTCGCTGGCCTGATTGTTTCTGCCTTCGCGCAATCGCCAGGCCAGATCAAGCTTCAATCTTTGGTCGGCCCTCTTGGCATTGGAACGCAAGGCCCGGGCCCTACGTCGAGCTATCTGCCGGTCAACGGCGGAACATTCACTTGCAGCGGCGGCACCGCCACCGTCACAAATACGAATGTGGATGCTGGCTCGGCGATCATCATTACGCTTAAAACGGTCGGCGGCACGGTCGCGCAGCCGTTCATCGCCACGATCACAGCGGCAACAGGCTTCACCGTGACTTGCGGCGGAAGCGACACGTCGACCTACAACTACGCCATCATCGGCTAACGAAGGAGATAGGGCTATGAGGTTCAATAAAACGCTAATCGCGGCTGGCGTAGGCTTGCTTGCTTTTGCGGGCGTCGCGATCTCGCAAAGCGTTTCGGTCCCGCAAGTTTCTCTTCTGAACGCGACCGATCTGTTCCAGGTCATCCCGTTTGGTCGCCCGACGTCCGGTAACGTCTATGCGGTGCCGTCGCTGATTACTTCGCAGCACGGCTATCAGAAGTACGGTAGCGGTGCCACCGGCACCTACACGTTTGCGGCCAATCAGGGCTACATCATCCTGCATAACGGCACCACGATCTCGAGCTTGACGATCGTGTTGGCGGCGGCCCCATCGGACGGCGCAAGAGAATGCGTATTCTCGGCCGATATAGTTACGACGCTGGTGGTTTCTGCAAACACCGGGCAATCTATCAACAACGCCGCCACTTCGCTCGCGGCCAATGCGAGCGCCTGCTATATCTATTCGTTGAGCAACCTGACCTGGGATCGCAGTTAGCCAGGCTATGAAATGGATTGCCGCACATAAAATGGGGATTTGGGCCTTCGCTGTTGCGGTGGCCTTTATTCCTAACATTATGTCCGCGGCATTCCTGCCAAAATGGGCCGTAGTGATAATCGGCGCTCCGCTTGTATCGCGGATGACGCTCGAACGGCTTTCACAGGCGATGCAGTACGTCCTTGTGCTCGGCGTCGCCTGGGCGGCTTGCTCCGTGCTTCTTTCGCCCGACCCCATGACCGGCACCTACCAATTGTTTCTTATCGTCGCGATGGTGGGAGCCTTTGTCGCGGCCTCCGAACAAGACACGCTTGACGATGCAATGACCGGCTTGGCGTGGGGCATCGGCCTTTCGTCGATCATAAATTTATTCGAGTATGTCGGCGTTCCGTTGGTCGAACATGGATCCGCCGCCCCCGCCGGCCTTTTCTACAACAGCGAAGTGCTCGCCGAATTCACCGCCCCGGTGTTCCTGTGGACGGTACTGACGAAACGCTGGCCGCTGGTTTTGGCGACGGCGCTGCCCATGGTTGCCTCCGGCTCGCGCATGGCGATCCTGGCTGTTATTGCTGGCGGTCTATACGCTTTTCGGCCATCGTCGAGGATGCTGCAAGCCGGCATGGTCTTGGCCTTCTTGGCGATCGCCACGGGGCTCGTGTTCATGCTCGGCCTCTACAAAATAGAAACCGCCGGGATACGCCTTGTTGTTTGGGGCGCGACGCTTCTGGCGGCGACGCCGTTGGGCAATGGGCTAGGGTGGTTCCAGGCGGCTCACCCTGTCGAGCAATTCGCCCACAGCGATGCAATCCAGGCGATCAACGAGCTTGGCATTGGTTGTCTTTTCCTCGCGGCGATTCCTGTGCTAATCATGCGCGGCAACAGAGGTAGCAATGTCGAACGCGCCATCTTTGTCACTATCTGCGTCGAGGTGGCGCTTTCTTTCCCGCTTCACGTTCCGGGCGGCGCCTTCCTGGCGGCTATTGTTGCGGGCTACCTGGCTGGCGATCGGGCTGTTGTATTTGTGGGCCGATCTGACCGCCGAACTGGAAATGAAAAAAACGAGCAATGGCAAAGCGCAAACGGCCGAGCAATTGCTGGCGGAGGCGGATTCGGCCGTAGCGCGTTTTCCATTCGATCCAAACCTTCGACACATGAGGCGTTGGGTTAAGGTACAGGTTTACGAGCAAGGGAAGGAAAATGAGTAGTGCCATGGGATCCCAAAAGCTTCTCGAAGCACAACAAAAAGCTTCACGGTAAAGCTTTGAGTAAGGCCGCATCCCAGGCGACGGCGATGGTTAAATCGGGAGTACCGGAAGGGATAGCGATTGCGACGGCGAACAAGACGGGCAACAAGATGATGAAAAAGAGCCGGCGCGAAACCATGTACGATCATCCCCGATCGAAAGCCCATGGCAAATCCTAACTTGGCGGATCTAGCGATGGCCGGAAAAAAGAAATGGATCCAAAAGGCGACCAAGCACGCGCATGGGCAATTCCGCGCGAAGGCCGAGCACGCCGGCGAATCCACTCACCAATTTGCCGAAGAGCATAAGGGCTCTAGCGGTAAGACCGGAAAGCAAGCGCGCCTGGCGCTGGCCCTAATGGGGGCCTCCGGGCATAGCGGAAAAAAGCGCAAGCATCGTTTGTACGACAACCCCCGTTCAGAACCGAAAGACTAGGAGCCGACCATGGCCGAAGAGAAACCCAAAGAGGGCAAAAAGGAAAAGCGGGCCTCGCTCTACGATCACCCGAGCTCCGGGAAGCATCGCGAACAAGGCAAGGGCGGCAAGGAGGCCCCGAAAAAGGCCGAGAAGGAACCGGAGCCGCACAAGGATAGCCCGAAGAGCAAACAGGCCGAGCCGAAGGCCGAGCATCCGGCAAAGTCTATCCACGAGCGCCACCACGAAGAGCGCGCGCAGACCCACACGCAGCACGAGACCGAGCGGCGCGATCTGCACGGCAACCACCGTGAAGAGCATCGCAAAATGCACGAGCGCCATCAAAAGACGCACAAGGAAATGAACGCTCGGCACCTATCCGAATTGCAGGCACAAGGTCAGGGACCAGGCGCCGAAATGGCCGGCGGTGTGCCGGCGGGACCGGGAGCTCCGGGAGCAACGGCACCTGGCGCACAAGCAATGCCGGTAGCGCCTCCGGGCGCGGGCGGAATGCCGGGAGCCTAAGTAATGGCCCAAATGCGCCAAATGACGAATATGGAATTGGACGAGGACGAGAAAGCTCCAATCGTCGCGCCAATTTCTATGGACCGGCCATGCTATCCCTACGGTCTAAAGATCTCTTTGAGCGAGAAAGAGTTTGAAAAGCTCGGACTCGATCATTCGGTAGCGGAGGTTGGCGGCACGGTTCACGGTCATTTCATGGGCCGCGTTACGAGCGTGAGCCACGACGAAAAAGAAGAGGGCGAATGTTGCCGGGTTGAGATTCAGATCGAGGACTTGGATATCGAATCCGAGGACGAAGAGAACGAGGACAACGAGGAAGAGGAATAGCCATGCCTCCCGTCCGTCTTAAAAATACCGGCTATGGCCGCCACAGGCTTGATCCGGCACCAAAAGATCCGGAACCAGCCGCGTCGGTGCCAGAACCAGCGCCGGAGGCGCCGATCGAGCCCGATACCTTGGCGCCGGAACCGCCGGAAGTTGAATAGGATGAGCCAAATGCGGCTTCTACTGATTGCCTTGATTGCATTGACGCCGGCCGCCGCGCTGGCCCAAGGCACCTTGTTGCAGGCCGGACCGACCACGCAGGGCCATACGCCGTCCTACGCCAATCAGGGGGGCTCCGGCTCCCAGGCGGTTGTGCAGGACTCCGGCCCCGCCGGCGGCGGGGGTGCGGGGCTCGGTTTAAGCGAACTAAACCTCACAGCGCGGGGCACCGGCGCGGCGCCTTACATCGGGCAGGGCACGGGCCCCCTCGGCACGATTTTTTGCGTCCAGGACGCGCCCACGAGCAACACCAACGGCTACCACTACCTTTGCTTCTCGGCGAACGTGTCCGGAGCAGGGTTGATAACCTACGGCGCCGGCGGGATCGCAACGCCGCAGGTTTTGAACTTCAATATCAATGGAACGACGGTCGCACCTGTGTCATGCTCGGGAACGCCGACGAGTAGCTTCGCCAGCATCAACGGAATTGTGACGCATTGCTAAATGCCAGTAACCAGCAACGACATTGCCAACCAGGCAATCCAGCTCTTAGGCGATAATCAGCCCGCCGTTACAGGGTTTGCTCCCAATTTTGACGATTCGACGGCCGGTAAGGCGCTCGCCAGGCTGTACGGACCATGCGTGCAGACCGTGGGCCGGCAATTTGCCTGGGACATGGCGCGCAACACGATCGCGCTCACCCTTAGCGGAAATACCGCGCCGTGGCCGTGGACGTTTGAATACCTCTATGCGTCGAATGGGATCCAGGTGTGGCAACTCCATCCCAACAATCTCGGCGACGTCAATGATCCTCTTCCCTACAATTGGAACGTCGGAAATGCCATTGTTGGCGGCCAGCAACAGCGTGTGATTTGGTCAAATCTTGCTAACGCCTATGCGACCTACAACAACAACCCGAACGAAAACACCTGGGACGCACTTTTCAGAGAGACCGTCGTGCGCCTCTTGGCCTCCGAGCTTGCCATGGCGGTTGCTGGCAAGCCCGACGTTGCTCAGTCATATTTGGAATCCGGTGGCTCATTCGAGAATATCGGCGAAACGAGGGAGGATTAACCATGCGACTTCTAATTGGAGTGTGTGTGATCGTCCTCGCGATTGTTATCACGGCGCTCCGGGTAGGGCTCGCCAATGTGGGCGATCCTCCGCCGCCGCCAAAATACGCCAGCGAAACGACGTTAGCTATTTTCCTTGGCGGCCTCATAATCGGCGGCTTCCTAATCGGCGTGGTATAGTTAAATGGCAAGCCTCCAATCTCCCGCCGATATCGTCAATGCCGCCCTCGCGCAGATCGGCTACAAGGATCGCGTTGCAAACCTCTTCGAGGGGTCCAAACACGCAAAGAACGCGCTCGATATTTACGGGCAGACGCGCGACGAAATGTTGCGAATGGGCGATTGGCCCTTTGCTCAACGGGATATCGCCGGGACACTAATCAAGTCCGCGCCCGTGGGGGGTTATGTCCCGCCGACCGTTTGGAGCAATACCTATCCGCCGCTGCCGTGGCTCTACGAATACGCCTACGGCTCCGATTTCATTAAGGTGCGGGCGGTCAAGCCGGCACCGATTCTCGTGCCAAATTTCAGCCCGCAACCCTATCTCTTCTCGGTCGCCAATGACGGCAATCAGAGAGTGGTGCTTTCCAATGTGCCGAATGCCGTTATTACCTATGTTGGGCGCATCACAAATCCCACCGATATGCCCCCTGATTTTGTGGAGGCTTTCATCGCAGCATTAGGGCGCAGACTAGCACCTGTGTTATCTACGATGGATGCTGTAAAACTTGAAGCGCAAGCCGAACAGATTGAAACAAAGATAGCCGAGCATGAGCAGGGATAATGCCAAAGGTAATATTTCTCAATTCCGACGGGACTAAACGGTGCTCGAGGTGCAGAGAAACAAAACCTGCAAGCCAATTCTATTCTCGAAGAGAGACCAAATCCGGGTTAACTTCCGCCTGTATCGAATGCAGCCGTGCCCATGACAAGAAACGCGAGAATACGCCAAACCGGAAGGCAACTCGCAAATGGGCGGCGATTAAGTGGTTTCATGGTCTTACGAGACAGGAATGGCAAGCGGCCTTAGAAGCGCAAAATTTTCGCTGTGCAATTTGCGAGACAGCATTCGATGTAACCGGAAAATCAATGTTTAATCCATGCATAGACCACGATCACGACACGGATAAGATTCGAGGGCTGCTTTGCCGACGATGCAATCAAGGTATAGGGTTGCTACAAGATAGCGGGAACGTCGCCGAAAAAGCGGCGCTCTATCTCAAGAGGCATGGCAAATGAACTTGCCGGATGATGTTGCCCAGGAGGCCATAGACGCGAGCGGAACCGATTATTTGCTCGGAAGTATTGAGGACGGATCGCGTCCAGCACAATTGCTTTTAAGAAAATATCAGCAATGCCTCATGCAATTATTGAGGGGTTGCCAGTGGGATTTTGCCAGACGAACAGCACCTCTTTCTCTTTTGGCAGACGCCACAGGAAACACGCCGAATGTTGGAACGCTCGTTCCTGTGCCATGGGTTTACGAGTACCAACTTCCGAATGACTGTATGAAAGCTCGCTTCATTCCCTGGAACCAAACGACGCAAAATCCTGGCCTTCCCCCAGGAAACATTACGCCGCCGGCTTCCCCATCGCCCATCGTCACTGGACTTGGCAATCCACAAATCGGTGCGGGGATAATAAGGCCAGCGCGATTCGTCATTGCTACCGACTCAAATTATCCGCCTCCTGCTGGATCAGCGACCTGGGAAGATCAGGGTGTTAGTCCGGCCGGCCGCACTGTGGTTCTTACCAATGTGCAGAGCGCCTTGCTCGTCTATACGGCCCTCATCCTTTATCCCTCACAATGGGACGCCCTATTTCGCGCCGCGTTGGTAGCCTACCTCGCCAGTGAAATCGCATTGCCGCTCGCGCAAGACAAAAAACTCGGCCTGGCTATGCGACAGCAAAATATTCTGATTTTCAAAGCAAAATTAGAGCAAGCCAGGATAGCTAACGGCAACGAGGGAACCTACAGCACCAATCACGAAGCAGACTGGATACGAACCCGCCGCACCGGCGGCTATGGTGGATGGGGAAATTGGGGAGAAGGTGCTGGTCCCGCTCTGCCATGGGGCGGCTATGGATCTTGGGATTCTGTGATCTGTAGTGATGGCTCGGCCTACTAGGGAGCCCACACATGGCGACTCCCGTCCTACAGCCAGCATTTACCACCGGGGAAATAAGTCCTAATCTTTTCGGTCGCCAGGACCTCGCGCGCTCGCACACGGCCGCTACGACGATGCGAAATATGTTCGTATCGTACAAGGGCGGAGCGTACTCGAGACCCGGCACGCGCTTTGTGGGATGGGCCGCGCAATTCGGCCGACCGTTCCCGCCGCGGCTAATCCCGTTTCAATTCAGCATCAACCAGGGTTTGATCCTTGAATTCGGCAACCACTATATGCGCGTCATTCAAAACGGCGCGCAAGTCACCGAAAATCCGATCCCAATTTCTAATATCACGCAAGCAAATCCGGGTGTTGTAACGGCGGGCGCGACGGGTGGCACCACGGCAACACCGGATAATTCGTTGGTCATTTCGTCCTACGCGCCCGGCGATACGATCACGCTGGCCGGCGGCGTCTTTACCACGCCGGCGATTCTCTCGATCACCGATACGCTTCTGCTTTCGTGCGCGCTCAGTACTCCGGGAACCGGCTATGCGCCGGCAGATACGATTACGCTGGCCGGTGGCACCTTTAGCATCGCCGGCATCGTCACCGTGGCGTCAACCCGCGTCGTGTCCGCGACCATTGCGGCGACTGGTACTACCGGCACGCCAGGAAATGCGACCGTTACCGGGACGACCGGAACCGGCACAAAATTTCAGGCGGACGTGACGATCGACGCCGGCGGCGCTCTCTTCGCGGTCAACTCGATCACGCTCGGCGGAGACTACACGGTCAATCCAACAGTGCCGGCAGCGGAGCCCGTGACCGGCGGCGGCCTGGTCGGCGCGCAGCTCAACGTCGTGTTGGGGGTCAATTCATTTTCGGTTACGACCGGCGGCAATTACACGGTCAACCCGGCCGGCGCCGCCTTCACACAAGGATCGACGAGCGGCGTCGGCGTCGGCGCGACGTTTCAATCCGCGATCATGGGCCCGCTTGACGTCACATTTAGTGATCCAGGCGTCTATACGACGTTCCCGTCTGATCCTGTGCAGCAAGCATCCTCGAGCGGCGCGGGGTTAGGAGCCCAATTCAGCGTCACGTCCGCCGCCAGCTCGAATGGGCTCAATACCGGAGATTGGGTCTATATCAGCGATGTGCAGGGAATGACCGAGCTCAACGGGCAGACCTACATAATCACCGTGCTCACGCCAACGACGTTTTCATTGCAGGACGTTTTCGGCAACAACGTCGATACGACGGTGTTCGGTGCCTATACCGGCGGCGGCACGATCGCCCGCATTTACACGCTACCGACGATCTATGCCGATGAGGACCTCGAATGGCTTAAATTCACGCAATCGGCCGATGTGATGACCTTGTGTTGCGTGAACCAGGAAACAGGCACGGAATACCCGCCGCAAGATCTTGCGCGGTTTTCGGATATAGATTGGGTTTTCACGCCTGTCGTTCCTGTGGCGAGCATAACGCCACCAACGAGTGTCACCGCAAGCGCGAGCGCGGGCGGAGCGGCTTATTATAGTTATACGGTTACAGCCGTTGCGAAAGACGGAACCGAGAGCATTCCGGCTACTCCGGTATTTCTAAACGGCGCGGTTGATATTGCCGCAACGGCCGGCTCAATCACGATCACCTGGACGCCGGTGCAAGACGCCGTGAGCTACAATATCTACAAGACAGAGGTGAGCTACGAGGGACAAGTGCCGGGCGGCGGCCTTTACGGATATGCCGGCACTACCTTTG